GATAGAGCCTGCTTACGCACAAAAGTAGAGATGGGATAACCAGCATCTTTTGCATATCCGGCCACCAGTTCATATTCGATGTTGCTGAAACGAACCATTACATTGCTTGTGCGTCTTATGCTTTCTTCCTTTTTTGGTCGTGCCATAGTGTGATCCTCCTGCGTTTTTATAGTTGCGAAGCAACTTCCGATAAGCCGTAGGCGTTCGGCTGCGAACACATTCATGTGGAGCCAGATAGCCAAAATCTGAGATTTTGTGCGTACCGTGGGAATGGGGAACGGAATCCCCATCAAGATTGCCGGGAATGAAAAATCACGAAAGTGAGTTTTGAGTTACTATGGGCGAATCTTGCGCTAAGAGAGAAAAGCCCCAGCGTTTTGCCGTTTTCCGCAGGCCCATCAAAAAGATGCTTCTATAAATATGAATCCAAAGCCCCGATGCAGGATACACTTTTCAAATTTTTCTGTAATTTTTTCAAACACTGTATCCCCCGATGCCTTTCTGAATTCATATTAGTAAAGGGGGATTGATTTCCATGAAGCAGAAAGAACGATTTGATGAAAAGCCAAAGCAGGAGCATACGGAGCCTGAGCATCACAGAAAAGCCATCATCAAGGGCATCACCGTATATGAATCATTTCGGTCAGAAGGCAGCGAACTGTGGGATTGTCTGTTGCAGAGCATGGGAAAGCACTGAGCAGAACAATTTTTGAAATTCTGAAAAAATGTGCGCAGCAGCTTGATTTTTGTGCGGCAGCTTGGTAAAATACAGACGGGTTAAGTGAATAGTGTAATCAAAAGCCATTAACTTTCTGGATTTTACCATGCAATTTGCGTGGAGACAGGAGGTTTAATGGCTTTGTTTTTTTACAAGGAAAAGAATAAAGACATACGGGCAGCGGCCTATCTGAGATTGTCCATCGAGGATGGTGACAAGGCCGAGAGCAACAGCATCGGCAATCAGAGAGAACTGATTCGAGATTTTGCTGCAGAACGGCCAGGACTGCATTTGGTCGAAGAGTACGCTGATGATGGCTACACAGGAACCAACTTTGAACGTCCGGGCTTTAAGCGGATGATGGAGGATATTAAATCCGGCAAAATCAACTGCATCATCGTCAAGGACTTATCCCGACTTGGCCGTAACTACATCGAAATGGGAAAGTATCTGGAACAGATTTTCCCGATGATGGGGATTCGCTTCATCGCCATCAATGACAACTATGACAATGCGAACACCGAGAGCAGCGATTCAGACAGCATTGTGGTCCCATTCAAGAATTTGCTGAACGATTCCTACTGCCGGGATATTTCCATCAAGGTGCGCAGCCAGCTGGACATGAAACGGCGCAAAGGGGAGTTCATCGGCGGCTATGCTATCTATGGTTACTGCAAAGACGAACGGAACAAAAACCGTCTGGTGGTAGACGAGTACGCAGCAGATATTGTCCGCTCTATCTACCGCAGAAAACTGGAAGGAATGAGCGCACAGGCGATTGCCGAGCAGCTGAACAGCGAGAACGTGCTGGCTCCCAGCGAATACAAACGGCTGTGCGGCCTGAATTATCACAGTGGGTTCAAAGCTGGCACTCATGCAAAGTGGCAGGCGATTCAGGTGCTTCGGATTCTGAAAAATGAAATCTACACTGGAACGATGGTGCAGGGCAGGCGGCAGAAGATCAATTACAAAATCAAAAAAATTCGGGATGTGGAAGAATCCGGCTGGATCAGAGTTCCCAATATGCACGAAGCCATCATTCCGCAAAAGCTGTTCGATACTGTGCAGGAAGTCTTGAAGTTGGACACCTGTGCATCGAAAGGACAGCAGGCTGTCAATCTCTTTTCGGGCATCGTTCGCTGCGGTGGTTGTGGGCAGAACATGGTGCGGCGCACGGTGTCGAAAAACGGAAAGAAATATATTTATCTGCACTGCGTCACAAACCACAATGGTTTGGGCTGTTCCTCACATCTTATCAGCGAAAGTAAGCTGGCCGAAGTGGTGCTGGCCGCATTGCAGGGAAAAGTTCAGCAGATCAGTGGACTGGAACATCGGCTCGATGAAATTAATGAGATTCCGAAGAATGAGCGCAGACTGAAATCTGTGGAAGAACATCTGAAAATGCTGGAGCAGGAAGAACAGAAATACCAGACCTTGCGCCGCCAGCTTTATGAAGATATGAGCAGCGGTATTGTCAGCAAGGAAGAGTATAAGGAATTCAGCCATTCCTTTAATGAAAAGGTTGAAACCATCCGCAAGGCCAAAGCAGAAATGAACCGTCAGAGAGATTGCCTGAACAATCTGGATGTGGAACATCTGCCATGGATTGAAGATTTTAAGTCCTACCAAAACCTGACAAGTCTGAACCGCCGCGTTCTGGTGGAATTGGTAGAGAGCATCACCGTCTATGATAAGGAACACATTCATATCCAGTATCGGTTCGATCAGGAAATTCGCAATGTGCTGGAATATTGCAGTAGTGTTCCGGCAGCAGAAACGGAGGAAAGTGCAGTATGAAGTGTGTAAGCTATACCCGGACACTTCCTTGGAAGAACCATCAAGGTGAACTGGCGATTGCCGAGCAGAATCAGCGTATTGCGGCATATCTGGCGGAACATAAAGAACTGGATTTGCTGAAAAAGTATTCTGACCGCAAGAACGATGAAAAGGCGCGCACCGCGTTTGACCAAATGACCGATGATGGCGTAGAGCGAAAATTTGATTGCATTATTGTGGCATCCATGTACTACTGCGGGCCGGATTTCCCGGCGGCACGACAGGCAATCAAGGAAACGCTCTATGCAACGGGCATCGACCTGATCGTACTGGATGAGGGCTTGGACACCAGAACAGCCAGCCGAAAAGAAGTCGAGGACTATTTTGAAGCAAAACGCTGTGAGATGCACGCAGAAATCATGTTTGCGTGGAGAAGGAAACAAGGCGCAGGATTCCGGCTGACAAACTCTGTTCCATTTGGCTATATCCGCAGGAATGGCGAAAGCAACATGATAAAGGATGAAGAAGTCGCTCCTTATTTAAGAGAGGCTTTTTCCAGATATGCGTCCGGTCAGAAAATGCGTGACATTGCAAAGTGGTTAAATGAGCAGGGTGTTGAACCCCCAATGAGACACAAAAAGAGAATTTTGGGAAAGCCTTATGATGCAGAATCCGACCAGTGGACAACCGATATGCTGCGTTGCTTGTTCCGAAATCCGACTTATACAGGTGCGGCGGCAAATGGAAGCCGCCAGATCATTGCAGAAAACTGCCACGAACCATACATAACCAAAGAACAGTTCTATGCTTTCCCTTGCAATATGAGGGAGGGGGAGAACAAAATCTCCATTCGGAAAAGCTACAAAAAACCGAACCCGCTGGCAAAACACATTGTCTGCACCTGTGGCTACGCACTTTGCTGGCATAAGGATAAGAAAACGGGGGAAGAACTTTTCTATTGCCGCCATTGCCGCGCACATAAGGAAAACGGAAAGAATTTGAAAGTTCCGGCAGCTACCATTTATAAAAAGGTGATGGATGCTCTGGAATTGGAACATCTGGAAGAAGAAAAGCTGGCTGTAGCGATTCAGCAGGGAGCAGGCAGGAAAGTGATTGAAGCAGTCCGAGCTGAAAAGTCGGTGCAGATGAAGTCCGTTCTGGCCGAACTGAATATGGAACAGTTTCGCCGTGTGCCGCTGTATGAGAGTTATATGGCCGATGAAATCACCGAAGAACAATATCGTGCCGAACTGCTGGACTACGAAGAAGCACATCGGAAATTGAATGAACAGCTTACAACAATTATGGAAGATACGCTGGTATGGGAACGAGCGTTGAGCCTGCGCAATCCATGGATTCAGCAAATGGCACAGTATAAGCCCCCGGAGGAACTTGACCGTAATTTTGTCAAAAAGTACATCGAGCAGGTCACGGTTACATTACTGGACGATGAACAGGCAGAAATCAGCCTGACCATTAAAACGGATGAATGGAAACAGATGCTTAGTCGGATAGAAGTGGAGGGTACGGACAGTGGCACGAAAGAGTAGAAAAAATCTCCAGCAGCCGGAACAGGCGGCTACTTCCGTGCTGCTCCTGGAACTGGAAGAAGCAAAGAGACCAGCGGCAATCTATGGGCGGCTTTCTGTTGAGGATGATGAAAAAGAAGAAAGCATGGAAACGCAGATTGCGCTGGTGCAGGATTATATCAACCGCAGCAGGGAACTGAGCTATGTGGATACCTACTTCGACAATGGATTTACGGGAACAAATTTCAAGCGGCCTGCATTTACCCGCCTGATGAACGATGTGCGGCAGAAGAAAATCAAGTGCATCGTGGTGAAAGACCTCTCACGCTTTGGCCGCAACTATCTGGAAGCAGGATACTATATCGAAACGGTGTTCCCATTTTTGGGGATTCGATTGATTGCTGTTACAGATAATTTTGACAGTACGCGCAAAGAGGACATGGAAAGTCTGGCTCTCCCGATTCGGAATATGGTCAACGCAATGTACGCGAAAGACATATCCAAAAAGATATGGACTTCTTTGCAGCGTAAGAAAGAAGCAGGCTATGCAGTCGGAAACGATGCTCCGTATGGCTATATTCGGAACTCCGTGACAAAGCGTAATGAAATTGACCCGGAAGCTGCATTTTATGTGCAGTTGATTTTCCAGTGGGAACTGATGGGTGTACCAATTTTTGAAATTGCTCGACGGATGACATTGCTGCAGGTTCCGACTCCACGGGAGTGGCATAGAAAAATGGTTGAGGGAAAAGAAGTGCTTACCTGTAAAAAGTGGGGCGTAACCACGATCCGGCACATTCTGGAAAATCAAACCTATGTGGGCGATACCATCAACAATAAGAGTACACAGAAGTTATTCGCAGGACAGGACAGGCACGACCTTCCCAAAGAACAGTGGTATGTGGCAAAGAACACACATCCGGCTATCATTGCAAGGGATGATTTTGAAAAGGTGCAAAAAATCTTGAAGAGGAATCAAAAGGTGTTCCATACAATAAGAGCAAAGTCGGAGCAGATTCGGGCAGAATATCAGAATGACCTTGCAGGAATGGTGTTTTGCGCAGACTGCGGCAGAGCGATGGAGTTTGAACGACTGCCGCATGGAGCGGAAGAAAGTAAAAAGGTCTGCTATTACATCTGCAAGGCAAGACAGGCTGACGATAAGTGCATCGGCCATCAGATTCCGGAAAAACTGCTGAAAGCCCTGATAATGGATCAGCTGCATTTGTTCATTGTCCAGCTGAGCGATAAACGGAAGGTGCTGGAAGAATTGCAGAAAATCGAGGATGTGCAGAATCCCGTTTACCGGGCAAAGGGTGAAATTATGAGCCTGACCGATAAAGTCAGCCAGATGGCCAAGAAGCGGGAACAGCTTTATGCGGACTATGTGGCTGGTGTGGTGGATTCCGAAGATTACCAGCTGATTCGGGAAGATTATTCCAGACAGTATGATGGTCTACGGGCTGAGCTGCAGGAAGCAGAAAACAAAAAAGCGGAAGTAGAACGGCAGATCGAAGAATACCTGAATATGACTTCTCATTTGGAAGAACATCTGGACAACTTTGAATTTGACATTCAGTTGGTAAAATCTCTTGTGCAGAAAATCGAAGTGAGTGCGGACAAGCGGATTCGGATTGTTTTCGGATTTCAGGATGTGTTTACAGAACTTGGAAAGGAGAGTGCAGAAACATGATTGCAGCGTATCAGCGCATTTCAAGGGCTGATGGCGATCTGGGCAAAGATGGCAAAGATAAGAGCAACAGCATTGAAAACCAGAAAGAACTGATCCTGCGGTATATCTCCTGCAAAGAAAGCCTGCAAAATGTGCCTGTGATGGATTTTGTAGATGACGGCTACACAGGCAGCAATTTTGACAGACCTGGATTCCAGCAGATGATGGACGGTGTGCGCAATGGCAAGATTGATACCATCATCGTGAAAGACCTTTCCCGTTTTGGCCGTGATTATATCGGTGTGGGCGAATACATGGAGCAGATTTTCCCCCTGCTGGGTGTCCGGCTCATTGCCATCAACGATAACTATGACAGCAATAATTATAAAGGTACAACGCTGGGAATGGATGTGATCGTCAGTAATCTGGTAAATACCATGTACTGCCGGGATGCAGGAAAGAAACTGCGGACGGCCAATCAGGTTAAGTGGCGCAAGGGTATTACAACGGCATCTGCTGCACCGTTCGGCTATCAGTTTGACCCGGACAAAAAGGGCGCATTTATCATTGACCCGCCAGCCGCAAAAATCGTGCGGCGTATTTTCGACCTTGCGATTCTGGGGCTGGGAACAAGAGATATAGCGATGATGCTCAATGACGAAAATGTTCCTGTGCCAAGCGTATATAACAAAGAAAATAAGGCGTATGGCAAGGAAACGACCTATACCATAGCTCCTGTGATCTTATGGGATAGTTCTCGCGTTTGGAAAATCCTCACGGCGTATGTGTACACCGGGGCGATGGTTTTGGGCAAAACCAAAACACTGATTTCCGGCAAAAGCATTATCCGAACGGTTCCCAAAGGGCAGCGGTACATTACAGAGGGAACCCATGAAGCAATCGTAAGTCGTGAGGAATTTGAAAAAGCGCAGCTTGTCATAAAAAGCAACAGCCATAAAGTGCTGATGGGCAGCGTGGACTTTCCATTGAAAGGCAAAGTTCGCTGCGGAAATTGCAGACGAGTAATGGCGCACAATTTTAAACAGGTTGTGCCGACATTCTGGTGCAGAGAGGGCTTGGAACTGGTTGGGCAGACCCAATGCACATCTGAGATATTTCAGGTCAGTGATATTGAAAATGCTGTCTTTCAGGCACTGAAAAAGGAACTTTCTCTGCTGGATTCCCTCTACGGCGATATTCAAAAAGAGGAACAGGATTTGAAAGAAGCCCACAAAAAGGCAAACCGCCGAAAAACTCTGATGGAACAGGAATTAAAAAATCTAAAGGGAGAAAAGATGCGAATGTATGAAGAATATGCAGCTGGAACACTCCCATTGGATACCTACAAGCAGAAAAAGCAGGAGTGTGACAGACGAATTTCAGAGGTGCAAGAGCAAATTGAACAATCCAAAGCGGAAGAATCCGCTGAGAGCGTTGTGCCGGGAACGGTACGCGCAGCAGCGGAGCAGGCAGAAAATTTCCTGCACCGGACGAGGCTCACAGCGGGTATGGTGTCGGCCTTTATCGAAAATGTCTTTGTGCATGATGGAGGGCGCATCGTGGTACGGTTCAAATATGAGCGGAGCATACAGGATACTGTAAAAGCACTGCACACAAGCTGAATTTGAGAGAGGACTGGGTTGTCCATGTTGGAACATCAAAGAGTATGCTATAACATGGGCAACAGACCAGCCGGAAAGAGGACACTATGAAAGCGATTCGATGGCTGTTAAAATTGATACTGGTGATGATAACCCTCCCGCTGATCCTTGCTGTATGGCTGGCAAAGTGGTTTGTGGTATTTCTGCATCACTGTTCTGCATGGATTTTCTATCTGCTGGGCAGTGTGCTACTGGCAACGGCGGTCCTTTCGTTCTTGATGCAGCAGTCGCAAGGGGTGGAAGCACTTCAAATGCTGATCGGTGGATTTGTGATTTTTATGGTCCCGCAGGTGGTTGGCAGTATGGTGGTTCTTCTGGAACTGGCGGCTGCAATGCTTTGGCAGGTGTGGTACATATAAGATGTCCGCCCCGGATAGCCTGCCTTTGGAACTGCACGAATAAAAAACAACACCCTCATAGTTGAGAGGATTACTATCTTCTCGACAATGAGGGTGTTTCATTCCGCAGGAATGTGAAAGTTATAGAATGAGCGTTTCTACCTATATATAATGGAATGCCGCCACAGCCACCGACTATACGGTACTATGACGGTATTATTTTTTATCGTCTGGAATGAACTGCACGACATCATTGGGAGTGCAATCGAGCATCTGACAGATTTTTTCCAATGTGGATAGTGTAATATTCCGATTCTTTTTCAGAGTGTCCAGCGTTTTGTTGTCCAAGCCGTTTTTGAGAAGCTGGTACTGTGTTACCTGCTTGCGGCGCATAGTTTCCCACAGAGGAGTAAAATCAATCAAAGCTGTCACCACTTTTGCTTGTAAAAAATTGTTCTTTACGTTTCATTATACGGGGTGGGTATGCAAATGGATATTGTGGAGATACCCACAATGCGGTATAATAAGTAAGATAGAGAGTCTGCAAATAGTGTTTGCCCATGTTATGACATTAATGATAATGCTATAACATGGGCAACTTTGTAATAGGAAGAAAAAGTGGAAGGAGGGAGAAATGTGGCAAGCGATAGTCATGCTAAAAGGCCAATTGTGGTAGAACGACGCAAGGAAAAGGGAAGAAAAAAGACACCTCGCCTGACAAAGACCTATGATGTGAAAATAATTCCTGCAACAGTGGGTGTCGTGGCGGAAACAGAAGAACCACCTAAAAAGCGTGTCGCTGCATACTGTCGTGTCAGCACAGATCAGGAGGCGCAGGAAACCAGTCTGGAAGAGCAAATGGCACATTTCAACACTGTTATAGCGGAGCATCCAGACTGGGAGCTGGCAGGCATTTATGCGGATGAAGGAATCTCTGGTACACAAGTTAAGCATCGAGTGCAGTTTCAGCAGATGATAGAGGATGCAAAGGCTAAGAAAATTGATCTGATTCTTACGAAGTCTATCAGTCGTTTTGCTCGTAATGTAGTGGACTGCCTGACTAATATTCGATTGCTGCGGAACCTCCGGCCACCTGTCAGTGTGTATTTTGACAAGGAACGCTTGGATAGTCTGGATGAAAAGGCAGAAGTATTTCTGACGATGCTGGCTTCTTTCGCACAGGAGGAATCCCGAAGCATCTCCACTAATATCAAGTGGGCAACTCGAAGCCGGATGAAAGCCGGAACGCAAAAAATCAGTACGACGAGTCTGCTGGGCTATGATACGGACGATGATGGCGAAATGGTGATCGTTACCAACGAAGCTGAAATTGTTCGTACAATCTATATGAGCTTTGATAAAGGAATGCACCCGGCAGAAATTGCAGAAAAGCTCAATGCGTTGGAAATCAGAACGATCAAAAATAACCCGTGGACGGGTGAATCGGTCAAGAATATCCTGCGGAATGAAAAATACTGCGGCGACGTTCTGATGCAGAAAACCTATACGGTAGATTGTTTGACCCACAAGACCAAGAAAAACGAAGGCGAGGTGGAGCAGTATTTTATACCAGACCATCATCCCGCAATCGTAGAACGAGAGATCTGGGATAAGGCACAGGTACGGCTGGAACAGATTGCAGGCAAGCGGAGGCGTATTCGCCCAAAGCAGCAAAGGCTGGTTCCTTTACGAAAAGGAGTGCTGTTAGGGTTCGTTCCCATCAGACCTACATGGAAGGCTGTTTCCTTCAAGAGATTGGAAACGGCAACAGAAAAGGTGATGGCACTGGTTGATGCAAAGCCAGAGCAGATACACATAGAATATGAAAGCGAGGAATGTGAAATGGAAATTTTGAAAGGATTTGAGGTAATCAATCTAAAGCAACCGAAAGGCGAGTCTGTTATGACGGTGACTTCAAACAGCCTGAAATTCAATAAGGCAACAGCTGTAGAGTTAAACTACGCGCCTTACATCAAGGTACTGCTCAACGCAAAGACCAGGCAGATTGCGATTCAGCCTTGTTCAGAAAAAGATCCGAATGCAATCAAGTTCAGTAATGAGGAAAGCAAGCAGACTTATGCAATCAGCATTAAGGTGCCGGCTATCCAGGTAGAGTTTCGGAGAATGCTGCCTTTCGAGGATGACAACGGTGGTAAACTTAGCTATACCTTGAATGGAACCTTGTACCCGGATGAGCAAGTTGTCATTTATGATATTGGGGATGTGAAACCGGAAACAGAAAAGAAACGCCGGGGCAGAAGAAAAAAATCTGAAATTGAAGCAGAACAAAAAGAGAACTAAGAATAATATTTGAAGATTTGGTAGTGGCTCCCACTTGTGATTCAAAGGAAACTTTGAGTTGCAGGTGGGAGCTTTTTTATTGTGAAAAAGGTTATCTTCCTGACAAACCAGATGAATCTTTGCTGAACTTATAACGAATGTTTATTTTTTAACAAAGAACATGATGGAGAGGGAAAAGTGTATCGCTTGCTCGAAAATTAAAAATCTTAGTCTTTTTTAACAAAAATCTCAGGGCATTTTTGACACCTATCTTTTCGGGCTGTTGATGGCATGTTGGATTGAATTTCTGCTTTTGATGGAAAAACCAGAGATAAGCAGGATTTTTGGAAAAGATTGATATGGAATCCTGTAAAGATATGGCGCAGCACAGAAAAAGATTAAACGAGGATTCTTTTATGATTGAAAAAGGTGAAGAACCTAGATCATCAGCGGTAAAAATGAAGATTAGGGCAAAAAAATAGACCGCCAAAGAGAAAAATGGCGGAATATCAAGGAAAATCAAGGATTTGCTGCGGGATGTGAAAGCACTTCTAAAATAGAAATTTGTGAAAAATGTTGTCCAAGACTTGACATCGGGCGGCATCGACTGGCAGCGCGAGAAATGGCAATCAGGACTTGGATCTAAGTTTATCCATCAAGGCGAAAAAAATGCTGCGAAATATGCGGACGAGGTCATTGTTCTGAGCAAAGAAGCGCAGGACTATTTTAAGGAAACTTATGGAAGAGAAACGCACTTTATCCCTAATGGCGTGAATAGGCCGCAGATTCGGGAAGCAAGTCTGATTACAGATAAGTTCGGGCTGAAAAAAGACTCATACATATTGTTCCTCGGTCGTCTGGTGCCAGAAAAGGGTATTCGATATCTGGTTGAGGCCTTCAAGAATGTCAAGACGGATAAAAAACTGGTCATCGCAGGTGGCTCCAGTGATACGGATTCCTTTATGGAGGAATTGAAAGAACTGGCGAAAGGTGACG